ATCCCGACCCTCGTATTCTTCAAAGTCTATGTCTTCGCCGCAGGCGTCCCATTTGTCCATAGGCATCCACCTGATATCGGCGTTGCACCATTCGTTCAGGCGAAACTGCCGAAAGTGCATCTCCTCGGCAGGGTTTTGTTTTGCCTGTTCATAGGCAGCCTGCACCGTTTCAAAGGGAATCGTTACGTCGATGGATGGATTGACCCGTCGCCAGACGGCTTCGTCATTCCAATCATCATCTTCTTCAATGCCGAATACGGCAGGATAGAAGGACGGATCAATTTTTGAGCCGTCCATAACCGCTTTTGCTTTTTGGTGGATTTCATAACAGATGCTCGTCTTATCCCTGCCCGCTGTGGTGATGAGAAAGTAGAGGGGCTGCCGTCTGGCGTCACCTGTGTACTTGGTCATGGTATCGAACAGTTCGCGGGTCTGCTGGGCGAAGAGTTCATCAAATATAAGACCGGAAACATTGAAGCCTTGTTTGGACTTTGTTTCCGAGGACAGCACTCTATAAAAGCTGTTGGTGTGCGGGAATATAATCCGCTTGGTTGACGGCACGAGTTTTGACAGCTTTGCCAGATCGCCGCATTGCTCGACCATCGCTTTGGCAGTATTGAAAACAATACTCGCCTGATTGATGTCGGCGGCACAGGAGTAGACCTCGGCACCCGCTTCGCCATCGGCGAACAGGAGGTAGAGGGCGATTGCCGCCGCCAGTTCGGACTTGCCGTTTTTCTTGCCGACCTCAACATACGCCGTGCGAAACTGCCGATAACCGTCCTCTCCGACGATGCCAAAAATATCACGAATAATTTGCTCCTGCCACGGCATCAGCTGAAAAGGTTTTCCATACCATTCGCCGGTGGTGTGCTTGAGCATGGATATAAAATTAACCGCAAAATCTGCTCGCCGTACATCGTATCGGCTGGTCGGCAGCATGAGTGGTGTTGGTTTGTATTTGAAATCAGGCACCGTCGTCCTCCTTTCGCGCAAAATAAAAGACCTCCGAAGAAGTCATCAAAATCTATCTGTACGAGAGACAGCCCCTTGTCGGGGTGTCTGTCTTTCGGTTGTTTCGTGTTTAGTTGTACTTGCTGAGGATGATGCTGTAGACCGCCTTGACCTCATCGGTGGGTTTGATATCCCAACCCCTGTCGTAGTTAACAACGTCGCGGGTCTCGCCGAACTTGCGTATTGTCAGCTTGCTGATTTTGCCGCCGTCGATACCGAACGGAGAGCTTTCCTCATAATGCTTGACCCAGTATTTGTACTTGCTGCCTGTCGATGGGCAGTAGATAATTCCTTCACTCCACATTTTCAAGTTCTCCTGTCAATATCAGATTTGCATATCGCTTGGTGTCCGTGGAAATGAAGTTCGCTAATTCGTTGAATCCCATCTCCATCGCAATTTTGAACACTGCTTTGGTATCAAACATATTCGTGCGCCCCGTGGCCGCCACCTTACGACATTGTGCTTTGACAACCTCGGCTTTGGAAAGCAGTCTGATTTCATCCTCGCCAAAAACTGCTCCGAGATGTGAGCCGCTGTCCCAGATAATGAAAACCGTGCCTGTGTCGTCTACGAAGTCCACCGTTCCCGTGTCGCCGGGTTTCAGCTTGGTGTAGGGGTCAGTCATAGAAATCAGTTCAACACGAGCGCCTTTTTTGTACCTTACCCTCCGTGCTTCGAGGGCTGCTTTTGATATGAAACTATTCACTGTCTGCCACCTCCATTTTCTTGCCGCCTTTCCAGCTTGAATTGCCTTCAAGTCTTGAAAGTAATATCTTTCGAGCTGCTTTGTACTCGTCGCCGATGAATCCAAGGGAGAGCAGGAAACACCGCATAGCGTATTTCGGGTTGCCGTCGATGTCTTTTTCTCTTGCCGTGATTCGCTTCTTTTCAATTGCAGTTTTGCAAAGCAGGCTGATCAGCGTGGCGTAGGCTTCTGTGTGTTCCGTATCAATCGTTCCTTTAAACCAGGGGAACTGCAGTGTGTCGGTGGTCTGCTTAATCGGCAGGTCATCCGTTCCGATCGACGCCTTGAGAAGCGGGGCTTTGGCATTCACCAGTTTGGAGAGGTTGTCGAGTTTTTCAGGCGTAAAGCCGTCAAGGGGTATTTCGATGGTCAGGCGGTCGCTGAGATCCGCTTGGTATGTGCTGCTTTCGGGTCCAGTCGCCAGCTCATCGTATTCTTCGGTGACTGCCTTGAAGCTGTGCAAACCGCAAAGGTTAGCGACCAGCTCCCGGTTGTCCTCGCCCATGAGCGTGCCAGTCTTGTCGATGTGGTAGCCGCCAACCTCGTAGGCGAATGTCGGCGCTCCGAGGTAATTGGTCGGGGCGTTAAGTTCTTGACTGATGGCTGCGACCAGTGTCTTACGTTCAGGGCCTGTTACGTTGTAAGAAAGTCTCATGCTCGTTTCCTCCATTTTCCTTGATTTTGCAGGGGTTTTGTCCTCCGTGCACTACATATATCACTCTGAACGCCTTTAATAGCAAGCTTTTATGTGATAATAAATGCACCGAATATCAAGGAAATACAGCCCCTTGTTATTGTGTGTATGACACAATGCCGCTGAGAATAAAATCATACTTGGAAGAGCCACATAACACTTTTGACTATATTAAAGCCACCTCTTTCACGAGGTCGGCATATTGGAATACCTTGCCGTCACGCTCACAGGTGATATCCTCGCCACCGTTTTGCTTGTACTCGGCATACCTGCGTAAAATGACCGAAGCATATTTCTCGTCCAATTCGAGCATGTAGCAGGTGCGGTCAAGCTGCTCGCAGGCGATGAGCGTCGACCCGGAGCCGCCGAAAGTGTCCAGCACGATGGCGTTTGCCTGACTGCTGTTGGCAATAGGATATGCCAGCAGGTCGAGGGGTTTGCTTGTCGGGTGATCGGCGTTTTTCTTTGGTTTATCGAAGTTCCAAATGGTAGTCTGCTTACGGTCGGAATACCACTTGTGTTTGGAGGTATTCTTAAAGGCATACAGCACCGGCTCGTGCATTTGCTGGTAATCACCCCGACCAAGCACGAGGGCATTTTTCACCCAGATGCAAGTCGTGGAATAATGGAACCCTGCGTCCACGCAAGCGCGGAAGAAATTTACCTTCTCCGAATCTGAATGGAAGCAGTAAAAAGCCCCGCCGTCGGCGAGGTTCTCGTAAAGATTCTTAAATGCCGACAGCAAAAAGATGTAGAATTGTTCTGCTTTCATGCTGTCGTTCTTGATTTTTAGTCCGCTCACAGATTCAAAGCTGACGTTGTAAGGGGGATCGGTCAGCACAAGATTGGCTTTGCGACCATCCATCAGCTTCCTGACAGTTTCCGATACCGTGGCATCGCCGCAAATGAGTCGGTGCCGTCCCAGCGTCCAAACATCTCCGGGTAAAACAAAAGCCGCCTGTTCAAGGGCGGCTGTCAAGTCGAAATCGTCGTCAGCTACGTCCCCGCCGGGGTCGGCGAAGAGTTTTTCAATCTCGTCGGCGTCAAAGCCCGTAATTTCGAGGTCGAAGCCGAGTTCCTTGAGGTCGGCAAATTCCAGAGCTAAAAGTTCCTCGTCCCATCCGGCATTGAGTGCCAGTCTGTTGTCAGTAAGAATATACGCCCGCTTCTGGGCTTCGGTCAGATGCTCCACAAACACGCAGGGGATTTCGGTCAAACCTTCTTCCCGTGCTGCCATAATGCGTCCATGTCCTGCGATAATATTCAGGTCTTTATCCACGATGACCGGGTTGACGAAACCGAACTCACGCAGGGAGGAACGAAGCTGTAAAATCTGCTCCTTGCTATGGGTGCGGGCGTTCCTTGCATATGGGACGAGACGGTCTATATTCACTTTTTCAAATCGTTCTGTCGATTTCATATCCTAAAACCCCCTGTTTGTTAGCAGTTCGAGAAAGGCGTTCTTTTCTTCGCCCTGCGTGCTGCTGTGGCGATTGATGATTTGCATAATCAGGTTAAAGTCGCCTTGCATCGCCTTGTAATACTGAGCGCCTGCCGTGACGTAGGGCGAGAGCTTCAGTTCCTTGGTCATTCGTCCGATTTTACGGTTCATGGCTTCGCAGGCAAGAAAGCCTTGCCTGTTCAGCACATAATCTGTAATAGTCTGCGGTGCTACATAACCATCACAGCCGCGAGCTGAAATATACTCCTCGATTTCATTTCGCAGCACATCCGCCGCCGGAACTTCTTTTTCACATTCCTTCATAGCAATGGAGAAGTAGTCCGACATCACATTTTTGGAATTGACCTTTTTTGGTTTTGGCAAACTTACAGCATTTGCGCCAGAAGTTTTACCTTCAAGCTTTTTATCGATTGGATTTTTCCGAGGGCGGCCTGCCCCCGGACGATAGCCTCCGCTGGGCATTGTCATCACCTCGTTTTTGATTTTGATTTCCGTTTTGATTTTTTGATTTTTGATATTTGAATAATTTGCAC